CAGGTGATAGATAATTTTAAACGATTCCACCCTAAACCAGAAGAAGTACAATGTTCAAATCCAGTTGCAGAACCAGATTTTATTAAACCATATTTTGGATTAAGATTATTCCCAGTGTGGCACGTTGGTACTGATTATCTACATGAGATAGGTAAAAATTGGTATGATTTTTTAGTTAATGGTGGTGTTGAATTTATCTGGGAAACTAAAGTTACAGATATCGATTTTGATACTCAAGAATTATACTGTGATTGGAATACTCCAAAAGAAACAGTAAAATATGATAAACTTATATTTGGTGTAGGTAAATCAGGTATTGATTTTGGTAAATTATTAGCAGAACAGTATGAATTACCTACTGAACCAAAACCAGTTCAAATAGGTGTTCGATTTGAAGCACCACAAAAACATTTTCAAAAATTAATTGATATAAGTTATGATTTTAAATTATATAGAAAATTTGAGGAAGCAGGAGTATCACTTCGTTCCTTTTGTACTAATAACAATGCAGCTTATGTGGCTGTAGAAGAAACATATGGTAATCATTCATATAATGGACATGCTAAAAAAGATGAGAAATTTAGAAACGATATGACTAATTTTGGCATATTAATGGAAGTTAGAGGTATTGAAAAACCATTTGAATGGTCAAGAGATGTAGTAAATAAACTACAAAAAGATGGTACTGGATTATATTATAGTCCAACTAGAGAACCATCAACAACATCAGAAGGTGTAAATGTATCAGCAATTAAAGTAGATACAATGCATGAAATAACTAAAGCGATGCAACCATATTTTTGGTATGTACTAGATTTTATAGAAGATATGAAAAAGGTATTCCCAACACTTAAAGATGATTGGGGTATTTATGTACCTGAAGTAAAATATCTATCACCTGAGCCGCTTGTCGATTATACCAATTTAGCACTTACTAAGTATCCTAATGTACACTTTGTAGGTGATGCTTTATCAGCTAGAGGTATAACGGTAAGTGGTGCACAAGGAACATATGTTGCTGAATCACTTTTGGAGAATTAAAATATATTTCGTATATTTAAAATAAACAAAAATTATGAAAAAATCAGAAAAGACACCATTTCCTCAAAGTAAAAGATTAAAAAAATTAGATGGCACTATTGCCTATGTATGGGATAACAAACTTCATAATTGGGAAGGACATGCCCTAATTCCTGAAGGTAAAGAAAAATTAGGTGAATATCATTTATATGGTATCAAACACACCAAAGAAGAATGGAATGAAGCGAGACAACAAAGAGAAGGATTACCTTATTATAAAAATCAATCAATGAAAGCACACCTTTCAGATTATAGAAACTAAGATATGAAAATAGGTTTATGTGGTACAATGAGTGTAGGTAAAACTACATTAGTAAATGCTTTAAAAGAAACAAAGCAATTTAAAGATTATATGTTTAGAACAGAGCGTTCTAAATATTTGATGGAGCAAGGTATTCCACTCAATACAGATTCAACATTAAAAGGTCAAACTATATTTCTAGCTGAACGTTGTGCTGAATTAATCCAAACAGATATTATTACAGATAGAACAGTTCTTGATGTGATGGCATTTACTTTAAATGCAAAATCAATACCTCACCAGGATAAAGAAGCATTTGAAACATATGCTAGTGAATTTGTTAGAGAATATGATTATATTTTTTACATATCTCCTTATGGGATAGACATTGAAGATAATGGAGTACGTGAAACAGATGAACATTATAGAGATTTAATTGATTTTACTATTACCACACTTATTAAAAGACACGGTCATAAAGCAGGTAAAATAGAAAAGATATCTGGATCTACAGAGGAACGTATTCAACAAATATTAAATATTACAGACCTTTAACATATTTATAATAAAACCTTATTATAATGAAAAAATCTGAATTAAAAAATTATATCAGAGAAAATATTATCTCTACATTATCTGAAGATACTGAGGCAGAAATTGAAAAAACTAAAGAATTAACCTCAGCAATCAAAGATCTTGAAGCTGCTAAAAAAGAAGCGGGTATAGAAGAAGATGCAACACCAAAAGGTGAAGACTTTTTTTATGATTATTTAGATATTGGCATGTCTTATTTAGAAGGATTTGGTAAAAAACATTCTTTAGATGATAGTCAGTTAGAAAAACTAGGTAAAAAAATAGTAGACCAATTATATAAAGGTGATGTTGGTAAAGCATATGATGCCATTGTTAAAAGAGGTGTAATGAAAGAAGATAAAGGTGGGAATTTTGCTGAATTAAAAAAACACCAAAAAATGCTTAGGGATGCTTCTTTATTTTATATAAATAAGGCAGAAAATTTAGGTATTGAAAATGTTAATAATTTAATACAAGCATTTAATAAAGGAGTAAATGGTTTAGAAGATGCTATTTTTAAAGCTGACTATAAAAGAACAGATGGTAAAATAGACGAAAATGAAGATAAAGAACCATCTAAATCTGATATTAAAAAAACAAAAGGTTTAGCTAAAGCAAAAGAAGAATTAGCTTTATTAACTCGTGAAATGAAGTCCTTAGCTAAAAAATATTCTAAAGCTGAAGGTGAAGAAAAAGAAAAATTAGTTAAAACTTTAAAAAAGAAAACTAAATTAAAAAAAGAACTAGAAAGTATTCTAGATAAAAAGAAAATATAATGTCATCTAAGGAAAGGTTTTTATATATTGCTATAGTATTTTTTGGAGCTTACTATTTAATTAGTATGTACTCTTCAAATGAAGAAGAATATATAAATGAATATAACAGTAAAATAGAAGCATTAGAAGATAAAATTAATTCCTTACATAGTATAAATGAGGAATTAACATTAGAAATTGATACATTAAATGGTCAAATAACTAAATTAGACCAAGAAATTAGTAAACAAGATAGTAAAATAGTTACATTAAAAAGACAAACAAATGAGAAAGTTAATAATGTTGATTCTTTTGGGGATGATGAGCTTGAACAGTTTTTCACAGAACGTTATAGACAGTACCTCGATTCAATTAAAAAAACCAATAGCCAGATTAGTAATTAAAGATTTAATAACTGGAGATAGTTTTAAAAAAGAATTAAGTTTAATAACAACAAAATACTCTTTATTAGAAAATAAAGTTATATTAAAAGATAGTGTTATAAATAATCTTAATTTTCAAATTAATAATTTTAATTCTATTTTAGCTACTAAAAGTTCTCAAATAGAATTTACTGAAAGTTTAAATAAAAAACTTAAACTAGAATTAAAAAAGCAAAAACTAAAAACTAAACTTTTAGGAGGAGCAGGATTAATTACAATTGGTGGTGTAATTTTACTATTAAAATAACTTATGTCAGAGTTAAAAAAAGTAATACGTCAAGAGTATCTTAGATGTGCTAAAGACCCAGTACATTTTATGCGTAAGTATTGTTATATACAGCATCCTCAACGTGGACGTATACAATTTAATTTATACCCTTTTCAAGAAAAAGTATTAACGTTATTTCAAAATAATGATTATAGTGCTATATTAAAGTCTAGACAATTAGGAATATCAACATTAACTGCTGGTTACTCATTATGGTTAATGACATTCCATAAAGATCGAAATGTATTAGCACTAGCAACTACACAGGCAACAGCAAGAAATCTAGTAACAAAAGTTCAGTTTATGTGGGAAAATTTACCCTCGTGGCTTAAAGTAGATTCTGCAGAAAATAATAAATTATCTTTACGATTAAAAAATGGTTCAAAAATTCAAGCAAAATCATCTAATGCCGATGCCGCAAGATCAGAAGCAGTATCTTTATTAATTATTGATGAAGCTGCTTTTATTGATAATATTGCTGAAACATGGGCTTCTGCACAACAAACCTTAGCAACGGGTGGTGGGGCAATTGTATTATCAACCCCTTATGGTACAGGTAATTGGTTTCATCAAACTTGGGTTAAAGCTGAAAATGGAGAAAATGAATTTTTACCTATTAAATTACCTTGGTATGTACATCCAGAACGAGACCAATCATGGAGAGATTCTCAGGATTCCTTATTAGGTGATCCTAGATTAGCAGCTCAAGAATGTGATTGTGATTTTAGTACATCTGGTGATATAGTATTTTACAATGAATATTTAGAATATTATGAAAAAAGTTTTATTAAAGATCCATTAGAGCGCAGAGGAGCAGATCAAAATCTTTGGGTTTGGGAAAATGCTGATTATACTAGATCTTATATGGTTGTAGCTGATGTTGCTCGGGGGGATGGAAAAGATTTTTCTACATGCCATGTAATGGATGTTGAAACAAATGTACAAGTTGCTGAATATAAAGGACAAATAGGTACTAAAGAATTTGGACATTTATTAGTAGGTTTAGCTACTGAATATAATGAAGCATTATTAGTAATAGAAAATGCTAATATTGGTTGGGCAACTATACAAGTTGCTATTGATAGACAATACTCTAACCTTTATTATTCACAAAAGAGTGGAGAAGCAAATGCTAATTCGTATTTTGATAAATACCAAGACCATTCAAAAATGGTAGCTGGTTTTACTATGTCATCTAGAACTAGACCTATGGTAATAGGTAAATTTCAAGAATATATAGCAGATAAAAGTGTAACTATTCAATCAAAAAGATTAGTTGAAGAAATGAAAGTATTTGTTTGGAAAAATGGTAGAGCAGAAGCACAAACTGGTTATAATGATGATTTAGTAATGGCTTTTGGTACTGCTATGTATATTAGAGATACAGCATTAAAATTTAAACAAAGAGGATTGGATTTAACCAAATCCACATTAAATAACATGAAAGTAAATAGAACTCCATATCAGGGTAGTTATGGTTTCTCACAGGGTATAGATAATCCTTACCATATAAAAACTAAAGATGGTAAAGAAGATATTAGTTGGCTCCTGTAGTAATATTTATAATAATAATAATAAATTATGGCTGATAAAAGCGTATTTAACAGATTAAAAAGATTATTTTCAACAGATGTAGTAATCAGAAATGTTGGTGGAAACCAAATTAAGACTATTGACTCAGGTCATGTCCAATCCAGTGGTGAATATGAAACTAATGCATTAGTAGATAGATACAATAGAATATACTCTACTGCACCCTCTTCTTTATATGGAGCTCAATTTAACTTAAATTATCAATATTTAAGAACAATGATCTATTCAGAATATGATGTAATGGATCAAGATGCTATTATTGCTTCTGCCTTAGATATATTAGCTGATGAATCTACACTTAAAAATGATATGGGTGAAGTATTATCTATACGAAGTGCTAATGAAGATATTCAAAAAATATTATATAATCTATTTTATGATGTATTAAATATTGAATTTAATATGTGGATGTGGATACGTCAAATGTGCAAATATGGAGATTTTTTCTTAAAATTAGAAATTGCTGAAAAATTTGGTGTATACAATGTTATACCTTATACTGCTTATCATATGGAAAGACAAGAAGGATATGATGAAAAAAATCCAGCAGCCATTAGATATTTATATAATCCAGAAGGAATTAATGGAGGTGGTAGTGTAGGTTCTGGGTATTACACAGTAAACCAAAACCCAGATAATACCACAGGAATTGTGTTTGATAATTATGAAATGGCTCATTTCAGATTAGTAGGAGATGTCAATTATTTACCTTATGGTAGAGCATATATTGAACCTGCCAGAAAATTATATAAACAATATTCTTTAATGGAAGATGCAATGTTAATTCACAGAATTGCTCGCGCCCCAGAAAAAAGAGTATTTTATGTAAATGTTGGAGCTATTCCTCCTAATGAAATAGAAACTTTTATGCAAAAAACTATTTCAAGTATGAAACGTACTCCTATGATAGATGAAAAAACAGGAG